GGTCTTCTTCTCGTCGGTCACGAGGCCGGCCCCCACAACTTCCCGCCCGTGGTGCCGTGGCCCAGCCGGCGCGGCAGGTCAGAGCGCAGGCAGCGGATCAGCTTCTTGCCGGCCAGCACCTGATACACCGGGCCGAACGCGCGCTTGTCCTTCGGCCGGATGCCGGCCTGCACCATCGCGGCGGTGATGTCCTCGCCGCTGCTGGGCCCGTGCTGCTGCAGGTAGGCCAGCACGAAGGCTTCGGCGGCAGCACGGAAGCCCGCGCGCTCTTCCTCGGCGAAGATCAGGGCCAGCTGCGTCATGCCGAGTCCTCCGGCATGTCATCCAGAAGCGGAGGATTGCCACGCGAGGTGTTCATCACGAGACTGGCCCTGCGATATTCCTTCTGAGCCCAGGCGCGAAGGATCTCGTTGACCTTCTTGGTACGGTCCTTCCCTTCGTCGGTGCACACGGCATCGAGCACGGCAAGAACCTCCACGGGGACCATCGGACGGACTTCAGCCTCAAGACGGTTCGGGTTCGCAGGACGACTCAGCAGGGGTTCACTCATGGGCGACGACACTCAGTTGCAGGTGCACGCGATGGCAGCGGCCTCGCTGGCGTACTGGCTCAACCGCATCCGCGAAGCCGTGGCGCTGGAGTACCAGCGCAAGGCGCTCGAAGTGCTCGGCCACGAAGCCCGCGTAGTGCGGCGCGGGTAGGGCATGCGCCCCGAAGAAAAAACCCCGGCCGGCATCAGCCAGCCGGGGAAAAGCGTGCGGCGCAAGGGAGGAGAGCGCCACCGGGTAGGCCGGCGCCAGTGCACGCTGGAGACAGGTGGGGGCATGGGTCAGGCCGCGGCCTTGGCAACGTCCAAGCAGGGGCGGCCAGCCTTGTGGGGCCAAGCCTTGTCCTTCACGCGAACCCAGGCCACGTCCGGGCGCAGTTCCTGGCAGGTGACTGCGCCACCCGTGGCGCGCTCAATGTGCGGGCAGCGCTCGGCCGGCACGGGGCGAACGTCGTTCGCCCACTGGCCCAACAGCTGATCCGGGATACCCAATGCACGCGCAAGCACAGCCCGGCGTCCACGCTCTTGGTCTACATAGGTCAGGAGGTCCATTCGGCCACTTTAAGCGCGGCGCTTTTGGAAGTCAAGCGGCGCGCTTGTTGGCCATACAAAGCGGCGCGCTTGTAATGGCGGGCATGAAGCCCGTGCAAGAAACCCGACGCGAAAACCTTGAACTGCTCATCAAGCAGTTCGGCACGCTCGACGCGCTGGCCTCCGCTGCCGGCACTAGCTCGGTCTACCTGAGCCAGATCCGCAACCAAACGAAGGATCAGAAAACTGGGCGCCCGCGAGAAATGGGGGCCGCGATGGCTAAACGGTTGAATGAGGCGGCGAATAAGCCGCCGGGGTGGATTGACACTCCCCAAAATGCGGGAAGCCCCATTCCCGGACGGGCTCAGCTTCTGAGCCTTGAGGCCGTCACAATTCCCGAGGTCGTGACCTGGGAGTTGTTGATGCAGTCGTTAGAACTGCCCAGCGAATTTGCCGTGAAGATGCCGGATGGTGCGTTGGGTGACAAAGTGCCTGCGGGCACGAAGATGGTGTTTAAGCGGGCCGACGAAGCCCGGCCTCGCCAGTGCGTGCTGGTAGAGGACAAAGAGGGTGGGCGCTACGTGCGCCGCTACGCCCAGGGTGCTGGCGGCACCTGGCACGCGCAGGCGCTCGATGACGCCTACATCAGCCTGCACTCGGAGACGCATGGCCTGCGAATCCTGGCAGTGATGACGCTGATCGAGCGCTCGGAAATCTGAACTCACAACAGGGAGATCGTTATGAGGAAGCGCGTTCTGGCGCTGTTGCCGGCCGCGTTGTTGGCTACGGGCTGCAGCACCGTGCTCAAGGTCACGTATGTGTCGGACCCGCCCGGTGCGGCCTTGTATCAGGGCGCGCAGATGGTGGGTTACGCCCCGCTGACGCTGGAGTACCCCGTTACCGAGGAAGACAAGCGAGCCGGGGTCAAGCGCCTGCAAGGCACCTCGGTGAAATGGGCCAGTGGGGCGTCGGCGAGTGTTGACGTGTTGACTGCGGATTTGCGCCTGCTGGGCATGGAGCAGTCGTTCACGTTTCAGCGGCCAAATTCGTTCCCGGGCCGCGACATCGACATGCGCTTTGCGCTGGAGCTGGAGCGCTTGAACCTTCAGCGCCAGGCGCAGCAGCAGCAAGCCAATGCGGAAGCGAATCGGGCCTTCTGGGAGGCCCTGCGCGCGAGCACGCCAGCGCCGCGGCGCACGGTGAACTGCGTGTCGACCACCATCGGCAACATGGTTACGACCAACTGCAACTGAATTGCTCGCTGCAGCGAGAAAGCTGTAAACGGGCGCAACTGCCCGCACGAAAAAATAAAGCGCGGCGCTTGACACGCTAAAGCGCTGCGCTTAACAATGCGTCCCACGCCATCCCGGCGTTGGAGACGCGAAGTGAGATCCACCCCTTCTGGTTTGCGCGCGGCCCTGGCGGCGGCGCTTCTTGCTGGCCTCAGTGCCGTTCCGTCGCACGCTGCTGCCGCGCCCGCCCTGCGGATGCCCAGCGTTCGCAAGCCCAGCAAGCACTACCCCGAGCAGTCCAGCCGTCAGGCCTTGCGCGGCATGCGTCGCGCTCAAGGTGGCCCCGGCCTCGTGCTGGTGCGTGGCAAGTACGCCCCCGCGCCGCAGGTGCTGTGATGCAGGCGACCTTCGCGCCGCCTGCAGTCCAGGCCAGCCTGCAAGAGATCGTTGACGGCATCAAGGCCCGCCACGCTGCGGAGCGGGCCCGTCAGCGCGCCCACTACATCCCGATGGCCGCCGAGGCGGTGGCCGACAAGCGCGCCCGGCTGCAGGCCGAGCTCGACGCGGCGCGTGCGGGCTTCGACCCGGCCTACGCCTACAGCGACGACCACACCCAGTGGCGCGAGCAGCTGGCCAAGGCCGAAACCATCGGCCGCTGCACCCGTGAACTGGCCGCGCTGGGCGAGGTGGCGTGATGGCCGGCTTCTACGCAGGCGAGGACATCGCCACCAGCACCGTTGCTGCACCGCCAGCCCCGCGCGGCCCGGCGTGGATCTCGATGACCGAGGCCGAGCGCCACACCACGCTGATCGCCATGCGCGAGTTCGGCGGGAACTTCGTGGTGGCGCTGGCTACCGCGTGGCGCTTGGCCGACACCACGAACGCCCTGCGCCTGGGTGTCGTCATGGGCGACTACGTGCGCCAGTACGGCCCGGGTTCCACGCTGTACGCGATGGTCGAAAGGCGCGGCGCATGAGCCCCGCCGAGATCCGCGAAGCCGACGAGGCCGCGCAGGCCTTGGCCGAGCACAGCGCCCGCGTGCACAGCGCCGTGGATGCTGCCCTGGCTTGCATCGCCCGGTGGCTGCTGGCCATCGGCTGCGGCACGGTGCTGGGCGTGCACGCCATCAACGTGCTGACGGGGGGTGCGTGATGCGCCGCGTCGCTACTCCCGCGGAACTGCTGGCCGCGTTCGATTGCAACGTCGAACCCTCGCACTACCCGCACATGACCCGCGCGCTGACCGAGCAGCACTTGGACGCCAAGCAGCGCGAACGCGAGACGGCCACGCAGAGCCTGCCCGAACTGCTGCTGGCCAAAGGCTCCATGGAGGGGCCGTACCGCCGGCCGCACCCCATCACCCGCTGGCGCCTGATCGGCCAGCGCATCGCCCGGGGCCTTGCTGCCCTGGCGCGCAACCTCTGACCCGAAGGAAACCCCGTGAACGCAATCGTTGAACTCAAGCACGGCGGCCTCGTGCCCGACCGTGGCCGCATGGCAGTCGCTGACGTGGTGCAGCAGGCCATGGCCATCCAAGAAGTCATGCGCGCCGTGATGAAGGAGAACGTGCACTACGGCGTGATCCCCGGCACTGACAAGCCCACGCTCTACAAGGCCGGCGCCGAAAAGCTGTGCCTGACCTTCCACGTTGCCGACCGCTACGTGACCGAAGACCTGAGCACGGGCGATGACGCCATCCGCTACCGCGTCACCTGCATCGGCACGCACCAGCAGACCGGCATCGAGTTGGGCCAGGGCGTGGGCGAAGCCAGCACCAGCGAAGAAAAGTACCGCTGGCGCCGGGCCGTGTGCAAGGAAGAGTTTGACGCCACGCCCGTGGGCCTGCGCCGCGTCAAGTACGCCCGCGGCAAGGGCGGCAGCTTCTACACCAACGAGCAGATCCGCACCGAGCCGGCGGACCTGGCGAACACGGTGCTGAAGATGGCCTGCAAGCGCGCCAAGATGGCGATGGTGCTCAACGTGCTGGCCGCCAGCGATGCCTTCACGCAAGACCTTGAAGACCTGAGCGACGAACTGCGCGAGCACCTGACGGAAGACGAGCGCGAAACCTCGCTGCAGGCCTCGCGTGACGGCTGGATCGCCAAGGTGAACGCCGCCGGGACGCTGGCCGAACTGGCCGTACTGGCCGCCGCGAAGGGCCCGGCCGTGTCGCACTTCCAGAAAGCGCGCGACACCGAGGGCTACGCGCAGTTTTCCAAGGCGCTGCAGGCCCGCGGCGCTGTGCTCAAAGCCGCCGCACCGCCGCCGCCCCCGGCGCCGGCTGCTGAACCGACCTTCGGCGATGACTCGATGGGAGCCGGCAATGCGTGAACTCATCTTCCGCTGCAGCAGCGTTGGCAATCTGATGGGCGAGCCGCGCACGAAGGGCGCCGTGCTGTCTGACACCGCGAAGTCCTACGTGCGCGAACTGGCAGCGCAGGCCATCTTCGGCGTGGAGTTCGAGGTGAGCAGCAAACAGATGGAAAAGGGCATCGAGTGCGAGCCCGTGTCCATTGCGCTGTTTAACCGCGTCTACGGCCGCGCCTTGGTGAAGAACGACGAGCGCCGCACCGACGAGTTCCTGACGGGCGAGTCTGACCTGCCCGACACCGACGAGGTGGTGGACATCAAGACGGCCTGGAGTGTGGCGACCTTCCCGCTGAGCGAGGAAGACCTGGCCGACGCCCAGCGCAAGCTGTACGAGTGGCAGCTTCACGCCTACATGCGGCTGTGGAACAAGCCGCGCGCCCGGCTGGCGTACTGCCTTGTGGACACGCCCGAGCGCCTGATCGGCTACGAGCCGCTGCCGCTGCATGTGGTGGGCCACATCCCCGAGCACCTGCGCGTGACCTCGTGGGCCGTGGAGCGCGACGCCGCGAAAGAGGCCGCGATGCTGGAGAAGATCCGCGCCGCCCGTGCGTACTACGCCGAGGTGATCGCCGAGTTCGACCGCACGCACCGCATCGCCGGCCCGGCCGCAATTGCCGCCCCCACCACCCCCGACATGGACGCACCGTGGGAACTGCCCACGGCGCCCGTGGAGCCGAAGCGGGCCCTCGCGCCTGCGGAGTTCTGAGCCATGACGATCGACATTCAGCGCTTCTGCGCCACCGACAGCGATCCGCGCGAGTACCTGCGCAAGCCCTGGAAAAGCGGCCCGTGGGTCTTCGCCACGAACGGTCATTTCGCTCTGCGCCTGCCGGCCAGCGACTACCCCGACGTACCCGAGGGCACGCCCGGCCAGCAGCCGGACGTGCAGCGGATATTCAAGAAGTGGATGGAAGACCGCGCGTGCGAGTTTCTGGTCATGCCTCTGCTGCCCGCTGTCCACAAGTGCCCGGCTTGCAACGGAGTTGGGACGCTGTGGGCCATCCCTTGCGATGACTGCAAGGACGGCACCTTTACCCACGGGTTCCACCAGTACGACTGCAAGAACTGCGAAGACTCCGATGCCGGCCCTGGCTGGATCGACGCGGAGGAAGACCACCCGAAAGCGAAAAGCGTGAGCTGCTACGAGTGCGGCGGCCTTGGCTATCCGCTGCGGCAGGTTGACCCGGTGCAGCTTGGCGCGGCGCACTACGACGCGGTGTACCTGAACCTGCTGGCGGCCCTGCCGCAGTGCCGCGTGTGTCCTGGCGACCCGGCACGCAGCGTTTACGACGGCCCTTCCGAAGCCC